GAAGCCTACCCACCGCTTTTAGAGAAATACATTATTTTTTTTCAAAAAACTACAAGGAATTATGAGTAAAAAATTAAAAGAATCAGAAAATAAAATTTACAAAGCTTTGCGCACAGGCGCCACAATAGCAATTGCTGCAGAAATATCAGGTGTTGCCAGATCTACAATTTACAAATGGATTAGTAGAGGTGAGCAAATCAAACCTAAAGAGCCGTTTAGAACATTTGCAAAAAAAGTTAGAGAAGCTGAATCATTAGGCGCACTTGATGCTTTGACGACAATACAAGACGCAGTATTTAAGGGAGACGTAAAAAGTGCCATGTGGTTGTTATCACGAAGACATGGATACAAAAACGATGCACAGCACACAATACCAACAGCAGAAGAGACAGCCGCAAAGCCAAAGCAATTAGACTACAGAGAACTTTTGAATACACAGATTTCAGAATTACGTTTAGCAATGAACAAAGCTAAAGAATCTGGATCCTGGCAGGCATACGCAGCACTGCAAAGGCAGCTTGTTTCTTTAATGCAAGAGCTTCGCGCACTTGATGCAGAAGAGGGTGCAATAGATGCGCACGACAGAATGACAGATGAACAACTAATGAATGAGATTGTGAATACTATTGTTGCACTGCCGCCAATACTTAGGCAACGAGTACAATCAGATTTGCATAGTCTAGTTGGTTCAAATGTAGTTGCATTTAAAAAGGGCTCTTAATATGAAACTTTGCGATCTAGACGACAGCACATTAGAAGGGCAAATTTTATACAATTTGAACAAAGTATCTTTAAATTTGACAAAAGCAGAAGACGTTCAAATAATGTTAGAAAGAGACAGAGTAAGATTAAGAAACTACATTAATATATACAAACAAAAAAAGTCATATGAACAACTGGATGATTTGGTAGCTGCAATTATTGCAGATAACGTACTCCCACAGACAGAGATACAATTTGCTTTTGATCTTAATATTACCAAATGGACAGAATGCATAAAAAGAATAAACGCGCGCAACGAGACAAAACAATGACCGAGATAATACTGGCAGGATTAATTGGTGTGCTTCTTGGTATTGGTGGAGCAAAAGCAATTGAACATAAACAACCAACAGAGGACAAAACAAGTCAAGCACAGCAAGAGATTATTAAACAGTTGACGAATCTTGATATTGTAGAAAAAATTTGCGCTCCAGAATATATTGATAAACACAATAGTGATTTGTTGTGCAGACAGTTGTCTTGCTTGGCTTTTTCAAGAGGTATAGACTCACAAACGAGTGGCAAAGAATGCGAAGAAATCAGCAACGTACAAAACACAATATCAATCATCGAATACTGCAAAGGGCAGACAGAAGGAACATTGTGTTATGATCTTTTTTGGAGACGAAAATGAATAGCTTGGGAGGTATGGCACAACGCTTGTCATGGCTGCGTAAACGATCAGAATCGGACCCGCTGCAGTACTTCACACCAACACCACCACAGAAAAAATATCTAGCTGATCAATCACCTATCAAGGCGCTTATAGGTGGGAATCAGGTGGGAAAGACGCTAGCAACATGTGCACTACTTCTTTATCATTGCCTTGGCCGTCATCCGTATTACAAAACAGACCCACCACCAATAGAAGCTTGGTTAATTACACACTCACATGAACAAAGTAGAACAATACAGCAAAAACTATATGATCTAATTCCAAAAGATGAATTGCATCCTTCTTGTGAGTTCATCAGGGGCCGAGGCTTCCGAGGTCTTGCTCCTATGGTCAGATTCAAAAATGGCAGCATTATCAGAATTAAAACAGCAGGTCAAGGACTAGGATTGGCCAGTGCAACAGCAGGACTTGTTTGCATTGATGAGCCAGTAGATCAATCAACGTTTAATGAATTAGTTGCACGAACTTCAAGAGGCGGCGCAGGCGGCAAACGTGGAATAGTTGCAATCAGTTTAACACCTGTTGGAGGTGTAAACGTTATGTATATTAAAGAGATGATAGATCGAGGTCTGATCTCTTCTCATAGTGCGCCATTAACAGTTGAAGCAACAACACCCATTGGGCTTCCAAATGGTTTTTTATTAGGCCAGGAGCAAATAGATAAAATTACAGAGGCGTATTTGCCATATGATAGAGAAGCTCGTATTAATGGCTCTTTTGAGGTTGCACCAATAGGGGTCGTTTTTGAAAACTTTGAACAAGACATGATATCTAGCCAACCAGTACCCAGAGGTGGAGACTATCGTTTCTGTATTGGAATTGATCATGGTAGCAATCCAGGATCACAAGTTGCAATTGTTTGTTGTGTTGATATGCGAGATGCACAAAATCCGCGTATTTTTGTTCTAGGGGAATACACAGCAGGACAGGCACCACCAGAACATCATGCACAAGCAATTTTAGAGATGCTAAAAAAACACGGTGTAGATCCAAATTTAGCAATTTGGACAGGTGACGGAGAGCACAGAGGCCGTAATCAATATAGAATGAGCAACATAATGCTGATGCGCGCCTTTGAAAGTATTCTAGGGTATCCCCCAAGAGGTTTACCGTTTACAGTACGCAGAGCAAGAAAGGCGCGTCATAGCGTGTATTTTGGTGCTAGTATATTACATGCAATCATGTCAAGAAAACATTTTTGGATTCGTCCTGAATGCACACAAACAGTAAAAAGTATTCAAAGTTGGTCAATGAAACGAACACAATCAGCACGAAGCCAAGACCCTTACGGACATGCAATTGATGCTCTGCGTTATGGGCTGCTACCTGTCCTGGATTATAGGCCAAATATACCCACAAAAATCAAGGTTTATTAATAATGCACACAGACAACATACCTCCAAAACCACAGGCACCAAGCACACCAGATGAGCGAAGATGGGCGCATTCAGCATTAAGAAGAAGACTTTTGACTGGCCAGTGGGAACAAGATCTAGAAGAGGAGCTTTTGCGTCATTTGCCTACAGACAGGCGCGAAGCTTTAGGGCCTGCAGATCTTTCTTCTTGTCCCATTGAACAGGTAACGAGACAGTTGGCTATGCTCTACCATACTGAACCGCATGTAACTGGTGACGGTGATATTTCTGCTCTTGTTGGTAGAGATGGGTATGTTACAAAAGCAGGGTTTTTTCAATTAATGCAAAAAGTACAGCAATTAACGCTTGGCATTAGAGAGATGTTTGTTCGTGTTGACGTTGCGCCTCATATACCTGGAGCGGTTGCAAGAGTACCAGGATTGTCTTTTCGTACTGTATCACCAGATTTTGTTATTGCCTCAGCATCCGAAGACGCTCCAGACATTCCATTATATTATCAAGAGCTCAGATTGAGAATGCACCCAGAAACAGGAACCGCAATTTGGGTGTGGGACGTGCTAGACATTAGAAATCCAAATGATGCGTTATTCGGAATGTATGAGGCAACACCTGCAGGCGGGATTGGTGCAGAGGTGTCTGAATTGTTTATGGGCCACCCAACAATGAGAGGTGAATCATATCCGTACAGGAGCAAAGAAGGGATACCTTTTTTGCCTCTTGTTTTATATCATGCCGAAAAAACAGGACAGCTATTTAATGCATTTGATGCTTCTCAACTCGCATATGGCAGTTTAGTAAGCGCAGTACTATTTTCATTTTACGTACATTGCGTACGCGATAATTCATGGCCCCAAAAGTACGTTGCAGGGCTTTCTGTATCTGGATTGTCTCAATTAGAAGGTGATATGACAGGTAGAAGATCTGCAATTTCAACAGATCCAAGCTCGATTTTAATGTTTCAGACAGAGCCCGATATGCAGGGTCAGCCTTTAATTGGTTCTTTTACGTATGCAGATCCAGAGAAATTGTTAGAATCAATATCAAAATACGAATACAGAGTAGCAACGGCAGCAGGTATATCCTCTGAGGCCATGCGCATGTCAGGAGATCCACGATCTGGCTATGCAATTTCTGTATCAAGGTCTGGACAAAGAGAAAGTTCAGCGCGATACTCTTCAATTTTTCGAAGGCATGATCAAGAAATGATGGAAAAATGTGCAATGCTTGCAAATCGGTTTTTAGGTGCTTCTTTGCCAGAGTCTGGATATAGAGTAATTTATTCACCATTGGGATTATCGCCTGAAGAAATGAGAGCACAACGAGAGGACATAATACAAAAATTGCAAGCAGGTTTAATTTCACCTGTAGATGCAATGCAAATTATGAATCCAGATTTAGACCCTATTGAAGCCAAGCAAGAACTTGAACGAATACGAGCAGAAAGAGCGCAATACTCAATATAATTAAACAGGAGACTACTAAGATGACAGAATTTGAACACGAAGGCCGTACATTTGTTTTAAAAACAGAAATGGAAAACATAATAAAGGAGAGAATTGGCAAAGTAGCAAATCGCGCAACAACGGCAGAGACAGCATTAGAAGAGGCGCAACAGCGATTAAACAAAGCCGAAAAAGCAATGTCTTCTGTAGACATTCTTAATCAACAATTATCAGACATGAGTACAAAATTAAATCATAGTGAACAACGATATAACAGATACCAGAGCATCTCAAAACATGGTCTAACTGATCCCGATTTGGTTGAGGCTATTGAATGGAGTTATGAACGTGCACAAAAAAACGTTGCAGAAAAAGAAAAAGTTACTCTTTCGGAATGGTTAGATCTACAGGTGCAGAATCCAGAAAAAGCCCCAATTACAATACGCCCTCATTTGCAAGCTCTGTCTATGCTAGACGATTCCGCAGAGACACAGCAACAGCAGCAAACAGCCAACACAGACGCAGTACAGCTACAGACATTGGGAGAAAGCCTAGCGCCAACTGCACCACGTGCAAATGTTGGGGCAATACCTGCGCCCGATTCTCCTGGTTTTCTTGATCGTGCATTGAAAGATCCAGAATTTTACGCAGCCAACAGAGAAAAAGTCGTGCAGGCATGGAAAACACGCAACAGCAGGCAATCATGAGTGAAGATCTGAGAAGTTTGAATTCATATCCTGCATTTTATAATTTTACTGCAGATACAAATTTATCAGAAATTCTATTACCCAGTGCATGTACGCGAGTTTCTTGTGGAGGAGTAGGTAAAAGCATATATGTATGTAATACTAATGCCGTTGATGGTAGTGCACCTCCAAGTGGCAAAGCAACAGTACCAAAAGATAATTATTTGCAATTAAAATTAGGAAGAGGGATTAATAGACCAAATAGTATTTTTGTAGCGGCAACGTCTTCGACTGTAACAATTTCTGTTATTTTAGAGGAAACATAGTGCTATGGGCTATTTTTTGTTTTCAATTAATACAGGAGAAACTGCAGAAATGAAGCAAGCAGATCTTTCGAGTCAATGCAATGGTATTACTCAATCTTTTACACTACCAGAAAACTATGAATCAGGTACTCTTAGAGTGTATTTTAATGGAGTAAGACAGGTAGAAAGTGAATCATTTACAGAGCACAATAATTCTACATTTCAGACAATAGGATTTACACCAGTTACAGGTGATTTTTTGACTATAGACTACACTCAAGAAACATAAAAAATTATTTTGATATTGTGTAAAAACGCTTTATAATTTCAACCGAAGACTACAAAAACACGTGTATTAATCTTTCTATATATAGGAGAATCTCAAAATGGGATCTATTCAAATTAAAGGCGGTCAAATTGTTGACTCAGCAATTATAGCTGTAAAATTAGCAGCAAATTCTGTAACTTCTGCAAAAATCGTAGATGGTGCAGTTGGTACATCTGCACTTGGGGCGGGCGCAGTTACTTCAAATGCTATCTCTGCATCAGCACTTGACAATGCTTCATTTTTTGCGGGTGGTGTTATTTCTACTGCAGCCTTGGCCGCTGATTGTGTAACAGCAGACAAGATTGGTACTGGTGCTGTTGTTGCTGATGGCCTTGGTAATGGCTCTGTTGTTGAGGCAAAAATTGGTTCAGGCGCAATTACAAGTGCAAAAATAGGTGCAGCAGCTGTACAAACAGCAGCTGTTGGAGACAATCAAATTACCAATGCAAAATTAGCAGGTAGTATTGCAGCCGCAAAGCTAAATTTGAATGATACATTTGATTTCACTTCGGGGACTCTAAAAGTTTCCACACCTGCAAATGCAACCGATGCAGCCAATAAAAGCTATGTAGACGCCTTTACAGCAGGACTATCGATTAAAGCAAATGTACGCGTAGCGTCTTCTGCAAATATTGATATCACAGACATACCTGCAAATATCGACTCAGTTAGTATGTCTGCAGGAAATCGTGTATTGCTTTTCGGTCAGACAACACAATCAGAAAATGGAGTATATGTATATACCAGTAGCGGCTCTGCCATGGCCAGATCAACAGATATGGACACAGGATCAGATTTTCCTGGTGCGTTTCTTTTCTCACTTGAGGGCAGTTTTGATAATGCAGGTTTTGTATGTATTAATGATGTTGCTCCAACTTTGGGAAATACAAATGTAACATTCCAAAGATTTACTGGATTAGGGTCTGTGACTGTGTCTGGAGGTTTGCAAAAAGCAGGCGATGATATCAGTATTGCAAATAGTGGAGTAACCACAGCAAAAATTGCAGATGGTAGTTTGACCAGTGGAAAATATGCTAGTGGTAGTGTGCTAACTGCAGCAGTTGGAAATGCGCAAATAACACAGCAAAAACTATCTGGTGATTCTGTTGGTTCAGCCCAGGTTATCGGCGGCTCTATTGGAACATCTGAATTAGCTAGTGATAGTGTTACAAATGTCAAAATTGACAATCTAGCAGTTTCTACAGCAAAATTGCAAGACAGTTGCATTACTGCGGCAAAAGTTGCTACAGGTGCAATTCTAACTGCAGCTGTAGGTGACGATCAAATCACCAATGCAAAATTGGCAGATGATTGTGTTGATTCTGCTCAAATCGCAAATGGCGCAATTAATGATTCTGCAATGTTGGCATCAAATGTTGTAACTCAAGATAAATTAGCTAGTTCTAGTGTTAGTTCAGCCAAAATAGCATCGGGAGCAGTTGGAACATCTGCACTTGCAGGAGTTAGTGTAACTTCTGATAAATTGGCAGATTCTAGCGTTACAGCAGGCAAGCTTGGTATTACATTTGCACAAGAAGCCAAGGCAATTAGTGGAGCGTCAACAACTACAATTGATCTTTTGCAGACGCTAGGCACAAACGAAACAAAAGCTATTCTTGTATTTAAAAACGGTTTGAATATCAAAAATATGACTGCTCTTGGAGACACAGCATCAGACAATGATGAATATACCGTATCTGGCAATGGCGGCGCATCTGGCAAAGCCAGACTGACATTTGGCCAACCTCTTGACAATGCAGATAATCTTATAATTTGGTATTATCACTAAATTAAATAATTAGTTTGAAGGCTAACTAGATCTTTCTAGTTAGCCTTTTTTGTTTTCTACAATACAAAATTAGACAACTTGTTGCACTACATAATTTTATGCTATAGTATTGTTGTAGTCATTAGGGGTCTGGTCGCACCAGTAACAGCAGAAAGCCCACAAAGCACACAAAAACCCTTTAATAACAGGAGCCAATCATGGCCACAACTAAGCCGATTACTTTCGATAACGTCTCTGCATCTGGCGGAATGGTTGATATTTTGCGTTTATCTGCAATGATATCACAAGAAATCAATCTTCTTTTAAAAGACAATTCAAATCTTCGCAATACTCCACTTTTGAGCTATCAAGGATCTATTAATGGCAGCGGATCAGATACAATTCGCGTACGTCAAGCGGGCTTAGACGGATATGATTCTATGGCATCAGCTACCTCTGAAATTTCAGACGAATCTGGAAATACTACAGCACTTACTATTAATAGCGCCGATCTTGTTGCAGCTCGACAATACATTATTTATGAAATGTCAGATCTTAGCTCAATGAGTGGATTCGGTGGATCAGACATTGATCCATTTCGAATAGCCCAAAGCATTGCAGGCAGTTATGAAACTCGCTTTGCACAACTGACAGGCGCAGCAGCGGCCTCATTTACTACTACTGCAGGATTGAATACTACAACTTTATCTGTAGACGATTTTTTTGATGGAATTTTTGCACTTGAAAAAGCATCAATTGGTGGTTCACCTGGTCCATATGCCGCCGTACTCGCGCCCAAAGCATTGACAGAGCTGCAGGACTCCCTACGCAATGAAACAGGAAATGCTGTAAGTCGAATGCAATCATCTATGGATATGCTTTCTGCCAAGGGTGAAAACTACGCAGGTAATTTGTTTGGTGTAGATGTGTACAGATCGGCTCATGTAAGCGAAAACTCTTCCTCAGGTTTTGATAATTATCTTATCTCTCCAATGGCCCTGGGGTTTATTGATGGTATTCCTCAGGGCGTTAGAGGATCTTCTGATCTTCTTTCACTTGGAAAATGTGTTGTAGAGTTTGACCGTCGCCCAATGTCAGCAAAAACCTTTATTGTAGGTCATGCATATTTAGGGCTTGGAATTATACAAGATGACAGAGGCGTCAAGCTCTTATCAAAACGATAAAAAACCGCTTTGTTGGGGAGCTGCAGGGTTTTTCCTTGTAGTCTTCGGCTCTGCAGTTTCCCAACTTTTTTAAAACAGGAGACTACTACAAAATGACAGACTATACAAAATACGCGCAGCCTTGGGAACAAAAAACAGATGTACAAACAAGGATACCAAAAGCGGCAAATTCTAGGTTTTTCTTTGCGCACAATCCTGAAAATTGGGAGCTTAAAATCATCGAAGGTATTGTTATGAATGACGAAGGCAAAAAAAAGAAACAAAAAATACCAATGTTGCTACCTGTTTTATCCTCAATTCATGAAATACCAGGCGTCAACGGAACAAGAGCTGTGGGCTCACGAATTGACAGTTCTATAATGCGCACAAATTTATTAGACCAGGGGTGGACTATGCTTGATCCGGTGCAGCATGATTATGTTCGTGTATATCCTGCACATAAAGGAAATTATCATACTAGTAAATGGATAAAATTAGAAAAAGTTGGGAAAAGAGTAATAGAGCATTTTGATGCAGATGGATTTGATCTATGGCGCATTGAACTGATGAAAACAGGAGCATTAAACACCCCGCATCCACAAATTGCCAGTATTAGATTAATATCAATGTCTAGGGCGATGGCGAGACTTGAAAGAGATCAGCACATACCAGAAGTTGCAAACAGACTTAAATCAAAACAAATTGAATTAAAAAACACAAAATCAGCGATTGCGCGCGTCGATAAAATGGGAAAATTAGCATATGAGCACTAGTGACAGACATGCTATTGATAAAATGGCGCAA